TATATTTTGCATCTTTTCCTTAGTTTTTAAGTTTATTAAAGCCCCCGCATAAAGTAACAAGGGCAAGAACTATTATTTGATTTCTATACAGCAAACATACAGCATATTACATTAACTAAAAGTATACCTATGTTACCAAATTGTTAAGGAATAAGAAGTATACTAAGCTAGTAGAGTAATAGAGTAGGTAAACATTAGTCTATCGGGTTGGTAGAGTATTGTAAAAGTACCACTATTAAAGGGGTTTAGCTGTATTGGCTGTTATGTTTAGTATTTAGGGGTAAAGTTTAGGGGGGTTTTATACCCTCTCTCATTATCCGTACAAAAGGATAAAATAAGCAACTATTTATAGAAATAAGCGTCTAAAAGTAAACGATATTAACGAAATAGCATTAACTATGGCAGAATGCGTGTATTTGTAGCCAGTAAAGACAGCGAATGTATAGTTAGCACTACCCTGACAGATATAAGCTATTACGTTGGCTCTAGTGCGTCTTGTTTACGATCTTTATTCTCTAAGCGTAACTCGGACAGCATAACCGTTAAGGGTTGGAATGTATATCGAAGAGACTTACAGCGTATAAGTGGAAGAGGTAGAAATGTTATTACATAAAAAAGCCCCCACTATTTAAAGTGAAGGCTATCTGTTTTGATACTATTTGCGGGGGTTTTATGTGGCGATAAGTGCTACTTTGTAACTCTTGAATGTACCTATATACTGTCCATTGTACCTTACCCAATAAGTACCGTCTTTATTTTTAATAATCGTTCTCATAGTTTCCTTTTATTGATGTTTGCTGTTATTGTCTTTGATACTATTTGCGGGGGTTATTGGTATTTCTTTGGTAGCTTCTTATACTTTCTAATTGTATGCCCGCTAGACCATGAGCTAATATATACTTCGCGTATTACATAAGAATGATAGTCTTCGCCTCCATTAATGGCTATTAATCCTAAACCTAAAACGCCCTCTTCAATTATTTCCACGTTACAGCCGTTCATTGCGGCATTTGTTATAAGGCTTTCGCACTGTTGTAGTGAATACATAATTCCTAATTTATTTGATGATGTTAGCGATAAAAATACCTTCTTTGTTCATTCGTTCAATGAATTGGCTAGCTTCTTTGGCTGTTCTAAAACGTTCTGAGCTGTTCTTAGCGTGTCTTAAAGAGTAAACATTAACAGCATACAGCTTGCTATTCTTTGCGGGCGTTACAGCCCCTTTAAATGGCTCAATGCTAAAGGACAAAGGAAAGGCAACGCCCCCTTTTGAGGACGTTAAGCCTAGTGTTGTCGTGTGAATTGTGTTCATATTCTTACTATTTGGCTTTGGTACACCTCAGAGCCGACACTATAACCAGCATTCCATAGCTCTAAACCTGCTTCGCAATCAATAACTATTAAGCTATTTTGTTTTTTCTGAACTACTGTACCAGTGTAAATTGATGCGCTGATTTTATAGCTTACCTTTTGCCCGATTTCAATATTTTCTAAAGTTGTCATGTGTTCTGTGTTTTAATTCGAGAACAAACCACTACATAAAAATCTACATATCCAAATATATTTTACTAACAAATGAAACTTTGTAGCATTGACAAGGGTAGTATGTAATGCACAATAGTGAATGGTAACATTGGGGTAACATTAACTTAACGTAAACTTAACTTGCGAGATTCAAATATATTTATAGGCTTGCATGAATATCGTGTCGTTATTAGCTTGCTGTTTACTCGGTTAATTAATGGTGGATTGGTTGACGGGGGGACGTTTGCTAGAACGGTTTTCCTTTGCGTGGGGGTGGGGGCGTTTATATGGTATAATACCCCCCATAAGCCCCCATGTAACTTTTTTAGAAAGTAGAAAATTTTTTAGAAATTATTTTTCTTAAACCTCTCTGCTGGTGTTGTTACTTTACATATCTCTTCCCACTCTTGGTCACTGTAGTAGGCTCTGCTAAACTCTAATGGTTTATACTTAGTCATATCTACTGTGTAGCTATCTACTTCTTGAGGTTTGTTAATGGGGTTACTCTCACAGTCTTCTTCGTGGAGTAGGATATCTATTAGGGTATTGTTTAGTTCTTTGTTACAGTGTTTACATTTCATGGCAGTTTTAGTTTTGTTGTTCTTTGCGGGGGAGTTAATATGCTCTGCCCATTCAACCCAATCCTCACTATGCTCTATCATCTTAGCTATTCTGATAGTATATCCGTAGCTTCCCTTTTTCTTTAGGTTGTAGTTTCCATCTGCCCTCTGTTCTGCTGTGAAGTCAGGGTAGTTTCTGTTTATGTATTTTCTCATCATATGGGTTTCTGTGTTCACGAATTTATTAAGTGTACGTCACATTAGTAAAATCTAATTCTTCTATCTCTTTGACTTTATTTTCGTACCACAATGCTTTTTTAATGTCTTCTAAGGCGTTATCGCCCTTTTTACCTGCTCTCATACGGTACTTGAATGAGTTAAGCTCGCAGAAGGCTTTAAAATGCGCCATGCCATAAACATCTATCATCATTCCCCACACTTCTTTTCCTTCTGTCTTGTAGTGATCGGGGTTTACGTTGTCTTTCATATCTATCTATTTTTATAATTTACATAACTTACAATAATAAATGCCACAAACATTCCTGTAAAGAATAGCGTAAAAAAGCTAAAGTCTTCTCTGCTGTACTCTGTTAGGGGTATTGATATAGAAAACACCAACAATGTTGAAAATACAAATGCTGACTGTGGGCTTCTAAATATAAACTTAAAGTAATTTCTCATAGTTTCTTTTAATTATTGTCATTTAATCCTTCACTAAATCCTCTTGCGTATCCTCCCTCGTAAGTATTCTCTTCATTTACTGTTGGCACTGGGCATAGGGGAGATATTGGGGGTACACAGTTGGGGTCTTGATAGCAAAATCCCGCAGAATATCCCATGTCAAACCCATCACAGTATGAACCTCTGTACTCCTTTGCACTTACAAAGAGACTGAGTAGTAGAGCTAACAGTGCTATGGCTGCTAGTCTAACTATAAATGTTATTGTTTCTTTATCTTTCATATTACAATATTAGTAATTAATCCCCTTTCGGCAATGTTAAATTTATGTTAAGTGTTAGAAGTGTAGCTTTTGATATAGGAACTCATCATCTTCGTCAGCTATACCTGATTCTAGTAATTGCTGTTTTAACTCATCTGTTATTTCTGTGTAACCAACAGTACCTCCATTTTCAAGAACAGAAAAATAAAAATCAAAATTTCGCAGTTTATTATCTGTTTTTTTATTTGTGTTTACTATCTGTTGTTTATTATCTGGTATAGGTTCGTCATTTGCGTCAATTCCATTTGACAGTTTTGACGAATCCATTTGACTATTCTGACAAATCCATTTGTCAATTTCGTCAGCTCCATTTGACGAAATTGACGAATGGTGATAAACATTGGCACTGTACCACTTTGTGCGGTCATATTTGGACTTATTATAGTTACCCGCAGTAATATAATTTTTAGCCTCTAGCTTATCTAAACAAGTTCTAATTTTCCTATCAGACAGATAAGAGAACAGCTCAGTAAAAGCCTTAGTACTATTATAAGTCCAATACCTACCATCGTGGAAGTTTCTCTTATTAGCTTGGTTAGTCGCTTGCCAAAACTCTATGTTAGATAGAATAATAGCAGCATCAGTTCCTACGTCCTTAGCAACCTCAGGGTCAAATACCATTTTTATTTTTGTCATTTTTACAGCATAAATAAGCCCCGTCAATTTCGAGGTCGAGGTCTCTACTTTTGACAGGGCTTGTGAAAATTTCTTTAAGTAGCCTCGACACTACAAGTACAAAGATAATAAAAATATCCGTAACAAAACAACCCCCACAAAATAAATTACATTATTTATTATTTGTAACAGATATTTACTATATTTGTGGAATGATTAAAAAGAGTTTTACTTCTAGGGGGTACAGTTATCACCTATTAGATCACATTCAATTTGGAGATAAGTATTTTGATAAGTCAGAGACTTTCTCTTCTGAGTATTTAATTGAATGTTTAAATGCGGGTGGGGTACTTAGGGTAAGAGAAGAAGA